TCGAGTCGCAAAAGTATAAAAGTCTTCGTCAATTATCAACGAGTGACCACCATTTAAGAAGAGTTGAGTGTGTTCGTGATACGCGCTTATTGCTACAACTTGACGCAAGTCAACGAGACCTTCTTCTAGATACTCTATCAACTCAGCATCAACACCAATCTCTAGAAACGCTTGGTCGTTTCTCTCTTCGTGTACGATTAAGACATCTACAATCATAGCGTTTTGTGTGTGTAAGCGTGAATCTTTCGTGATGTCTTCTCGTCTCGGTAAGGTTTCATAATCAACCAACGACCACCGATAGGCTTTGGCGATGCACCTCGTTCGATGTGCCAACCTTTTGAGCCGTCTCCGTACTCTTCTTTGTACGCACTTGTACGAATCATTAAAATATCGCGCAAGATTACCGTATCTTTTGTTGTCAACTCTTCTACCGTATACGTCATCTCGTAGTCTTCGTGAACGTGACCCATCCAAATTGCGTCAGCACCTTCGACGTTGACACTCATTCTGTTGTGTTGAATAGTTCCACGAGTTACTGCACCACCGCCACCGAAGCCGTGCATATATTTAATCTTGAATGATTGATGACTTGAGCCGTCGTCAAAATTAAAGCGAATCCATCCACCATAGCCACCGACTTGAACGTTTGACTCACACTTGTAGTTCAGCAACGTCACAAATCGCTCAATGATGTCAGTCTCTTGACGCTTCAAGATTGTTGTCTCGTGATTGCCGTAGCCTATCAACTTAATCAAATGAGCGTAAGGTGTGAACCAATCGACAGCCGTGTTGATAATAGCGTCAAAGTAGTTCGCGACGTTGTGTTCTTCACGTATGTCGCTCTTTGATTTGCGAGGGTCGTACGCACCTTGCATCAAGCAAAACAAATCTCCGTTGATAAGAATGTCGTGATTTCCTGCTAGTGCTTCGTCGAGATGCTTCTTGAGTAATGCTCTGTCGCATTTTGGATTATCCCAATGCAAGTCAGAGATGAGAAGTACTTTAGTTTCTTCCCAATTTTTTTCAATTCGTACGACGTTATTTTTCTTCATAAGATGAGACCAATCACAAAAGCAACAATAGAGAACACGATGACTTGCGATTTAAGCGTCTTCTCGTGCGTTCTAAGCGCATCAATTTCGATTTGCTTAGATTGTATACTTCGTGCTTGAATTGTTCGAATAGAGTCGATTTGTGCGATTTCGATAGAATCTAGCAAAATCAACTTTTGATAGACAAGAACTTTGCGTCTTGCTTTTGCGCCCTCAACGAGATAGTGATTCGCTTGTGATAGAGTCGATGTGTCGATGTAAATCGATTGCGCGTTTAAGTCCATCGCTAGTACGAGCGAAAGTGTCAACATACATCGTATCATACAAGTAAATAGAATCGTGAAGAAGTTGTTTCTTAAATCGTACTTTTTCGATAGTGTCTTCATAGTACGAAATAGTCTCAATGTACATCGGTTCTCTCTCAATCGGCTTGAAAGTAAAGAACGCGTACACGACGCTACACAGGTACAACGCAACTATCAGCCAAGTAAGGAGTAGAAATTTGGAATTGGATGCCATAACCTGCGACAATGTCTGTTTTTGCGTCATAGAAAGGCTCTGCTGTGCTACTCACTATCAACTGAAAGTCTTCATCGTTGTTGTAGTGATAGTCGATTAGAGCCATTATATCAATAATTATTTGAGCCATATCACTCAACACTTCTATCGTATTCGACTCGCTCTCGAATACCCTATCAAAAACTAGCAACGCAAAGCGATAGTTCACGTAGCGACCATCACGAGTAGCCATATCAAAGCCGTCAGGTACTAACCACACGAGAGGGTAGAACTTGACCTCGTCGACTGCGAGATTGTACTCAGCACCGACAGAGAACTTGCCGACCATCTTATGGCTTTCGACTTGCGTTCTGATTTTTGCTATGATTTGATTTAGGGTCATTCTTTAAGAATTTGATGAGTTTGGCTTCGTTGTTCTTTTGCCACTTATTATCTCTCGTCGGGCGGGAAGTCATAGTTCCAAAAACAATCGTCATAGTCAGTAGGTAAATAGATACCGCCTACAAATGTAGTGCTTGAAGGTCGTATAGTATCGAACGTAGAACCGGGATTTAAGAACAACGGATAGTCATTCGTGTATTCTCTCAAGTAATCTCTCAAACGATTCGCGTAGTATTCTGCTTTGTCACGATAGCGATTCTCTAAAAGAGTCAACTCGTCTACACTTATCGCTCTAGCGTTGTCACTCTCTCTACTTGCTACGCTCTTATTCATCAATTTGAACGTCATAGGAAGCATCGCTTCGCACAAAGTATAGTACTTCAAGCAAGGCGCAATATAAGAGTCTAGAAGCGTTGTATTTAAGTTTGTGAGAGTACCTGCAAACGCTTGAGATTGCAACTCATTGTATAAGCCACTACCTATGATGTCACGAATGTAGATTTCTTGACTCTCTTTTATCGCGTTCTTTAAGAGTTTGTCATCGACATTCTCGTTGATAGGCGTGTTGTCCTTCAAATATGTTGTCGAAACGAAGTATACAAAGTTTGTCATTTTCTTCTTCTTACTACTTTAGATGCCCAAATGTGACGACAAGATGGTCTATGCACAGCAGGCGATGAATCAGGGATTGTGTACCAACCACCGCGACGCTTCCATACGTCATAACCTAGCAAAGCACTCATCGCGTTAATATCTTCACGAGAATACACTCTATCTACACGAACAACACTACGACAAAATTCACGAGATGTGTCGATAATGATGTCGCCTTTTGTGTTTGGTGCTTTCTCGTATTTGTAACGTACGAGCAATTCAGTCTCGATGTCTGCGATTTCTCTCAAGCCATCGTCTGTGATTGTAAGACCACCCTCAGCAGGTTGAATCATACCCGTCTTGTTCAAGTTGTCTATTGCTTGAGACACTTTCATCAAGTCAGCATCAATGATGTTGACAACTTCGCCTATCGTGATACCCTTGTTTTCTTTGATAGTGCTTAGAACTGCTTTCTCAATGTCAGTAGCAAAAGTCATTTTGACTTCTTCAAAGAGAGATGCTTCTTCACCGAATTGAGAGAACACTTTCAAGTCACGCTCGTCATCCCATCCGAAAGGGTTTGACTTACTTAGTGCAACAGGTGTTGCACTTTCTAGAGCGTCTCCGTTTGCGATAGGTGGTAAGCCTGCAAGTTGACGCTTCTCGTTGATTGTCATATTCGACAACACGTTGTTTGCAACAAGCGGACTCAAAGAGTTGATTGCGTCGTTTAAGTTTGATTGAATCTTCACTTGTGATAGTTCAGGCAATCCCAACTCTCTACGTGCTTCTTCATTTGAAATCAAGTTACGAGTATACAAGTCTAAGTAGTCAAGACCTAGAGGCGGTTTGTTGATTGTCTCAAGTTTGACAGGCGAGATGAAAGAGAACAAGTAAGTCAACTGCTCATCCATTTTCATTTGACGAGGCTCTACGTACGATTGTTGAAACATCTCGTACGCTTCAATCATTTCAGAACGACCACCTAGTTGAGATTCTACACGAACACCAAACAACATTGGTGAGTTTACTTTGTGACCTACGAAGATTTCTTGTTGTACCGTTTTATTTAAGATGTCAAATTGCTTGTCAAAGTCGCTAGGTTGAATGTTCGATACAATCGACTCACGCTCGTTTGCATCGTTGTACATAAGAATCAAACCACCTGCGTTGTCTGTACCTTGATAAGAGTCTTTGAAGCGACGCTTTGCTTTGCGGGCTTCTTCAGGCGTTGGTACACCTTTGAACATTTGTATCAAAGTTTGAGCAGAGAAACCATTCTTGATAGAGTTCAAATGCCAATTCGAAATCTCTGTGTCAATCTCAATGTATTTCAACGCACCGACGTAGTCAGGTAATGGGTAAATTCCACCACCGGGACGATACATCTTGTAGTAAAACAACTGCTTTGACTCACGAGTGTTCTCATTGAATGGGTTGTAGTGTACAATCTCTTCACGACGATTTGCCCAATCTTCTGAGTAGTAGTAACAATCGTCTAGACCTACTCGAACGTTTTTGAATGGTATGTGATACAACTCAGCGATTTGAGTCTTTGCGCGATTCCAAATGACTTCAACTGCAAAGCCATTGAACAACTCTAAATCGTAAGCGATTTTTTGCTTGACTTCTTCAAATGACTCGTAAGTGTTAATCGACTTGAGTTTCGACTCTGCTTTTGCGATGTCTTGTGTGTTCTGTGCGACGATTGCAGTTCCTACACCTGCGACGTATGACGCTTTCGCTGACACAATCGCGTTGTGTTTAGGCGATTTAGAGAACAAGTCAACTAGTAAATCGGGGTACAAGTTGTCGTCACCAAAATTGAATATGTCTTTCGCCTTATTCTCTTTGAATGTCGGTAGTTTATTCTCGTGAAATTGAAGTCTTTCGAAGTTCATTACTAGTAAATAGCGTTTATTCTTTTTTGTCTTTGATAAATAGCATCATAAAACCACCACCTAAGAAGACGCTCACTTCACTCAATGTCGCTTTCTCAAGATACACTAGTACAAATGACGCTACAATTACGCCAATGCCTAAACTAGTTGTTTTCCAATTCTTGAAGATTCTATCAATCATTTGCCTTGACCTTTGTACGGCTTTGCGCTTTTGTGTTTGTTCGCGTGTTTAGTGTGTCGACGAAGTTTATTCTTTGGCTTCACTCTGAATGACGACTCTGACTTAACCTTTGCCATCGAGTTTGTCTATTTTTTTAGCGTAGTAACGAATCGCAAACAAGCCCGATACAATACCAACAATAGCCAACAGAAGCGAAAACAAAGGTTGCCAAGTAGTCGCAAAATGTAAAACAGCAGACGAGCAAGAAATACCTGTTGCGATGTTAGCGATTGTATCGTTTTCAAAATGTCTCATTATTTGATAGGCTCAGGTAGTTTACAATAATCCGACTCTGGATATTTTTCACAAAAGGTTTTCAAATACAATGAATCATCACCGCTGAAAGTATGCACACCGCACGGGTCGGGCCACACCTCAAACGGGGTAAACTCTGCGGGTGGTTCGGTGTAAAATAGAATGTCAACTGCCCACTTGTCGCTTTGCTTTATGCAAATTGGTTTGTCATCCACTTGCCCCCACTCTAAACAAATAAATCCTATTTCAACAACTGCACAATCAACCCAACTTTGGACTTTTGCCCCGTCGGGAGTGGTTGTAGTTGTTTCTATTAACTTGCGAAGGGTTGCCCATTGTGTAGGGGTAAACTCGTATTTCAAAAAGGTTTTCATAAGGTTGTGAGTGATGCAAGTTCGGCGTTTGTTAAGGCGGTCGGAAAAATGATAGATTGATTTACATTGCAACTTCCATCAGTTCCAAATGGCCCCGAACCTAATTCTAATGTATTATAACTTTTGCCCGTTGTGACTGCGGTTAATGTTCCAACACTCGCACCATTTACATAGGCACTTGTAAGAACACCATTTTTGTAAGCAAGTGCCGCTTTTGCACGAACTCCAAACAAACAAGCACCGCCTGAAAAATCAAATCCATCGCCATAAAAACGAAATGTATTTGGCGTGCCTCCATTTGAAATTATAGCATTC